TCCTGTTGCTGGTGATATGACAGACGCTATGACACTGCCTGAAGGCTTCGCAGTAGGTGCTAATGTTGCTCCAGCAGAAGAAGGACCAGATCAGGCTCCAGGAAAAGTTATTGCAGTAGATGGCGATAAAGTGACTGTTAAGTTTATGGATGGTTCAACAGAAGTATTTGCACAAGATGAATTATTTGCATTGCCAGCTGGCTTAAAAATCGGTGAAGAAGTTACTGAAGGTCGCATGAGCATGAGACAACTTGCCAGCATGGATAAAGATGCTGCTCGCAAAATTGAAGCAATGGTTGGCGATGAAAGCAAGTATGCTGACATGGGTGACTATCAAGAAGCATTGTATAACGCTGCAAGGAAACTGGGCTTGGTTAGCGAAAATATTGAAGAAGTAGTGATCTCAGAAGATCGTGAAGTAATGGTTAAAGCAACAAACATTGAATATGATGGACCAGCACTTGATAAACTTCCAACAGATGTAAATGTAAAAGTAATGGTTAATCCTGGCGACGGCGAAGATGAAATTTTTGATATGGTTGCTGACGAACTAGAAGATCGCTATGGTGTCAAAGTAAGTGGCTTTGATATGGCAATGATGGAGCAAGATGCAATTGAAGAAGAAGATGTTATCGGTGATATTATTGCAAGTCTAAACAAGACCAAAGAAAGAATGCCAATGCCAAAAAGTAAACCAGCAGTTCCAATGCAATCAAAACAGAAAATGGCAAACAAAATGGCACTTCCTAAATCAAAGCCTGATATGAGTATGGGACAGGATAAAACAACAGGTGATCCAGGTGGTATCCTTAGAAATAGTAAATTTGCAGAATGGAGCAAAAAATAATGTCTGACTTTTTTAAACTAGTACAGAGACTAAATGACATTGAAGAGAACAAGGAAACTTCAGTTGTTACAGAAAGTGCTCCAAGCACAAAGCCAGTAGAGATTGCTGAAACAGCAAACCTACTTAACAAATTTAATGCTATTAGTGCAGAGAACCCTTATCAGCCAGTTGTTGTTGAAGCAGAAGAAGTTGAAGTTGACGAAACAATGCAGGATCGTTTTGCTAAGTTTATGAAAGCAGAACGCAGTGCAGGTGTTGAAGTTGATGAAATGAAGTCAATGATTGACGAAGGTACAGCAGAATATGAGTATGCTGATCGTGCATTTAGCAAGTGTGCAGAAACAATCAACATGCTAGAGAAGATGGTGCGTGAAGGTGGTATGCTTGAAACTAAGATTGCACAAGCAGGTGGAGATATCGCAGCATTGTCAGACATGCGTGAAGCACTTAGTAGTGCATACGAAGCATGCGAAACTGCACATTACGATGCACTAGGCAGTGCAAAAGATGGAATGGAAGACTAATGCGTTTCCGTCAGTTCTCAGAAAACTCTGCAATGGATGATACAGTAGAGATTATGAAAAAATCATTCAGTCCAGAGCGTAAAGCAGTGCAAGCAGAAGTGCTTGAACTTGTTCGTGCTGTGCAGATGGGCAAGGGCGACAAGATGGAACTTGCTATGAAAATTACTGCACTTGCTAAAAGTGAACTAGAAGCAAAGCGTAATGATCCAGATCTTAAAATTAGCGTAGATCAAAACCTTGGTATGTTAGATCGTGCAATGAAGGCAGTAACTGGCATGAGTGAAGGTATTACTGAAGAAGAACTTGAAGAATACAAGAGCTTATCAAGTCTGCGCAATAGATCAAATTTTGATGCGATGGCTAGATTGCAGGACAGAAATAAGCCAAAAGAACCTAAAGTAATTGAGATTCCAAAAGGCACACAACTTGACTTGTTTAAAAAAGCCAGCGAAGATATTGAAGAAGCACTTACAGAAGAACAGTTTGATGAAAAAGCAGGCGAAAAAGATGCTTGCTATCGCAAAGTAAAATCACGCTACAAAGTATGGCCCAGTGCATATGCAAGTGGCGCTTTAACTAAATGCCGTAAAGTTGGTGCAGCCAATTGGGGCAATTCAAAGAAGAAATAAATGCGTATTGTTGAACTACATGAGGATTTACGTGACTGGTTCGGCAAAGGCAAAGGCGGCGGCGCTGGAGGCGGTGGCTGGGATGCTTATGATGGTTCAGGTAACCGCATTGGCAAATGTGGCGATACCAAAGGCAAAGCAAAGCCCAAGTGTTTGAGTAAGAGTGCAGCAGCAAAATTGCGCAACGCAGACAAGAATAAAGATGGCAAGAAGGACGGCAAGGCAGGTATTGCTCGTGCAGTAAAGCGCAAGAGAGCAAAAGATCCAAACAAGAATCGCAAGGGCAAAGCAAAGAACGTGAGTAACTAATGGGACTATTGGTAGAACAAATTGAACTAATTGAAGGCGAAAAGGAAATGGCTACTATCATTTCTACAATGCGTAGCCTGGGCAAAGACGTAGATGAGATTCGCCAGTACATAGAAAAAAGCACAGGCAAGTCTATGGGCGATGTCTCCGACAAAGAACTAGCAAAGATTGCCGCAGCAGGCGCATTAGCAGGCATAAACAAAGACGCAGCACCTGCGGCAGAAAAAGATCCGCAATTACAAAAAGATTTTAAAGATGCACAAATGGGAATGAAAGTTCCAGTTGTTGGGCCTGCAGTCGTTGCAAAGCGTGTAAGAGATAAAATGCCAAGCGGAAAATATACTGCAATGAGCCCAGACGGTAAGCCAATTGATATTGATGTAGATATTAGTGGAAGTGATCTAAGTGCTATTAAAAGCGCAGCAGAACGTGCAGGAAAAACATTTCCTGATGCACTAGCATTGTTGAAAAAAGGTATGTTTAAAGGCGCACTTGATAGAGTTATTAGTAAAACAGTAGAACCTACTCCTAAAGACCAAACTATAACAAGGACTGACAGGTAATGAGAGCCAGCGATTTTCTAACAGAGCAGCCAGTAACTACAACTAACGCACAAGGTGTTACTACTACTGTTAATAAAGCAGCAAATAGAGTTACACAGCAAAGTGGTGCCGGCACAGTTGTTAAAGATCGCACAGGCAATATGCGCAGTATTACAACTCCTAAGATTGGCGGTTTCCAAGCAAAGCAAACATTTAGACCAGATGCTACTCCAGGGTATGGACAAGCAACTTATACACAAGGTCCTACAACACTTGATATTAAAGGTAGTCCAGAGACTGGTTATACTCAAACAGCCAAGACTAGCGTTGGCGGGGTAAACATGCAAGCCAAACAACGCTATAGTGGACAGCAAGAATTTGGTACAAGTGCAACTTTGGCAAACAATAAAAAAATTAGTGCAACGTCAACTATATCAAAGCCTGGTGCTAAACCTGTTACTAAAATGTCAATAAGTGAGTTTGAGGATGTGCAAGCAGCAATCCGCGAACATGTTGCTAAACGTGTTCCATTTACAGAGTGTATGTTCCGTCCAGGCAGTACTGCATTTACTGAGTTTTATCGTCAAGTGCGCGAGTGTGCAGACAAACTTAACTTGGATTGGGAAGATCAAGAGCTGATTGCTACAGACATCGGCGAGTGTATCATGGTAGAAGGTGAAATAGTAGCACTTGATGTACCGATGATTGAGGAAGAAGAACTTGACGAAGCAGAATACCAAGGACGCAAAGTCAAACTTAACAGTCCAAAGCGAGGCGGATCTAAGAAGTTTTATGTTTATGTAATGAATAAAAAAACTGGTCGTGTAAAAAAGATTAGTTGGGGCGATACAACTGGACTTAGTGTAAAAGCAAAGAACAGAGGTGCGGTAAAAAGTTTTGTTGCACGCCATAAGTGTAAGCAAGCAAATGATAAGATGACAGCACGTTACTGGAGTTGCAGAACCCCACGTTACAAGGCTTTAGGAGTTAAAGGCGGACAATGGTGGTAGAAACTGCAATCTGTTTTGCAGGTGGATCTAGCGGTCATTTTGTACTTCATATCTGTAGCAATATATTATACAATACAGAAATAGAAATTAATTCTGATGGAAGTTGTCATGCAAAAACAAACATTCCTGATTGTATCTTTGTTGCTAATGAATATGCATTGGATAGTGACAGTCACAAAGCAGAAGAAAATTTTTTAAACAATATTCCTAATTGTAAGTTTCTATTAGGACATATGCGAAATATTAATTTAGTTGCAAGTATGTCTAAACGTGTGATCTATATAGATTTTACAAACGACGATATTAAAGTATTACATGATAATATAAAACATAAGGCAGCTCACATATCTCATAAAGCATACGAGATGCTACGAGGAGCAGATTGGCCTGAATACACAGATAAACTGCCATTACACATTGTTAATGAAATTAATGAACTAAATGCTAAACATTACACTGAGTGGAATTGGTTATTGCCTGCAAGTGCAAGTAATGTATTAAAGATAAATTTTAAAGACATGGGCAACGAAACTTGGATAGAAGATTTGTTTGGGTTTCTTAATGTAAAACCAACAATAGAAAAAATAAATTATTTACAAAGAAAACTTAAAGAATATAAAGATGCACAATCCTTACACAGAGACGCAATTAGCGCATAACATTAAACAAAGAACATTTCGAGAAGACGCAGATAATAGTGACCTTTGCTGGCACCGTGATGCTGAGGATCGTACAGTTCGTGTGTTAGAAGGTGCAGGCTGGAGTCTACAGTTAGACAATCGGTTGCCTATGGCACTTGTAACAGGCAGAGAATACTTTATTCCAGAAGCAGTGTATCACAGACTTATTAAAGGATCTAGTGATTTAACTGTTGAAATTACGCAACATATTAGTTGACACTTCTCCCACATACATATATAATAAAGCAATAATCAACAAGGAGTACTCACATGAGTGACAGAGTTTTTTCGAGCGAAGACAAAGCAAAACTAACACAACTAGTAAATGAAGGCATTACTGTAATGCAGGAAGTTGACGATCTTAATGATGGTCTCAACGATACTATTAAAGCCATTGCAGAAGAAATGCAGATCAAGCCAACAGTGCTTAAAAAAGCATTACGCACAGCATACAAAGCAGACTTTGAAAAGCACAGTGACGAATACAGTGAACTTGAGAACATCCTGGCTACTGTAGGCAAAATCTAAATGCAGAATATAAAACAGTTTTGGATTAATAGTTACAAACTAAGTCCAGTTGCATTCTACTGTGAAATGATAGAAGCGGTGTTTCTGATCACCGCAAGTGCTGTACTTAGTTTTACTATTCTAGATCCTGATGGTTGGCATTTTGTTCCGTTGTATCTTATAGGTAGCATATTGGGTATCATTAGTGCTATAATAAGACAAGCAGCATTTGTCATTGTACTATGTAGTTGGTTTACAGCAATGAACTTGTATGCACTTGTACAACTAATAGGTGCCCTTTAATGAGTTATGTAGACGCATATTTTGATAGAGAACGTGACAGAATACATGTAGTTGAACGTGTGAACGGAAAGAGAACATACCAGGAATATCCTGCTAACTATGTGTTCTACTATGATGATCCACGTGGCAAATATAAAACTATCTATGATAAACCTGTGAGTAGATTTGCTACACGCAATCGCAAAGAGTTCCAACGCGAACTAAAAATACAAGGCGGAAAGGGCGTATGGGAAAGTGACATCAATCCTGTGTTCCGTTGCTTGGCAGACAACTATCTAAACGCCGATGCTCCTAAACTACAAACTGCTTTTTTCGATATTGAGGTAGACTTTCACAAAGAAAAAGGATATAGTAGTCCTGAGGATCCTTTCAATCCTATTACAGCAATTAGTATATACTTAGACTGGACAGACACACTTGTTACGTTGGCTATACCGCCTGGCGGCATGACAATGGAAACTGCAAAAGATCTAACAAAACGCTTTGATAACACATACCTGTTTACCAGTGAAGCAGAGATGCTACAAGTGTTTTTAGACTTACTAGAAGATGCAGACATTGTAAGTGGTTGGAACAGTGAAGGTTATGATATTCCTTACACAGTAAACCGTATTACTCGTGTGCTTAGTAAAGATGATAACCGCAAATGGTGTTTGTTCGGTCAACAGCCTAAGAAACGCACATTTGAACGCTTTGGTAAAGAAAGCCAAACATTTGACCTAGTAGGGCGTGTACACTTGGACTATATGCAACTGTATCGCAAATACACATACGAAGAGCGTCATAGTTATACACTGGATGCAATCGGCGAACATGAACTAGATGAACGCAAGGTTGCATATGAAGGCACATTGGATCAGTTATACAATCAGGACTTTGAAAAGTTTATCGATTATAACAGACAAGATACTGCACTGCTAAACAAACTAGATAAGAAACTACGCTTTATTGATCTAAGTAATGTACTCGCGCATGAGAACACTGTGCTACTAATGACCACAATGGGTGCGGTTGCTGTGACAGAGCAGGCTATCATTAATGACGCACATGCTCGTGGCATGGTTGTTCCTAATCGTAAAAACAGAGACGGTGAAAGCACTACAGCGGCAGGTGCCTATGTTGCATTTCCTAAAAAAGGATTGCATGACTGGATTGGTGCTATTGACATCAACAGTTTGTATCCTAGTGTAATTCGTGCGCTTAACATGGGCCCAGAAACTGTTGTAGGACAACTGCGTCAAACAATGACTGAGCATGCAGTGCGCACAAAGATGGCAGACAAAAAGAGTTTTGCTGATGCATGGGAAGGCGAGTTTGGTAGTAAAGAGTATCAAGCAGTTATGAACATGGAGCGTGGTACTGAGATTACTATCGACTGGGAGAACGGTGACGAGGATACGCTAAGTGCATATGATGTATGGCGCCTTATGTTTGACAGTAATCAACCTTGGACACTGAGTGCTAACGGTACTATCTTTACATATGAACGCAAGGGTATTATTCCTGCACTATTGGAGCGTTGGTACAGCGAACGTAAAGACATGCAGAAAGAACTAAAGAAGGCAAAAGATGATCAAGGTGATGTTGAGTATTGGGACAAGCGCCAGTTGGTTAAGAAGATTAACTTGAACAGTCTGTATGGTGCTATTCTAAATCCAGGCTGTAGGTTCTTTGATCATCGTATCGGACAAAGTACTACAATAACAGGACGCTGTATTAGTAAGCGCATGGCTGA